TGCTGGTGGTTCCTCTGCTGGTGGTTCCTCTGCTGGTGGTTCTTCTGCTGGTGGTTCCTCTGCTGGTGGTTCCTCTGCTGGTGGTTCTTCTGCAGGTGGTTCTTCTGCAGGTGGTTCTACTACTCCTCCACCAGTTAAATTTGAACTTTGTGTTACTGGAATAGAAATTATTGTTTCAGTATAATTACTAACAGGCCCAGACCAGTTTGCAACTCTAATTGTATATGTAGCTCCTTCTGTTAATCCAGTTAATTCAATAGACTCTGGAGCTCCGTCTGTATTATATGTTCCATTAGCATAAGGATTTTCTGCGTCTGGATCATCTGTTATTACCTGATAAAACCAAGTATTTGCTGTATATCCTGTTGGTAGTTCAGGAATAATTATTACTGTAGTTCCTTCAACAATTGGCTCTGCAAGTATTGGTGCAGGTGTAGGAATATTGTTATTAATTGCAGTAACTAATTGACTTGATTTAGTATTTAATGATGACTCAAGAGATGTCTTTGTTGATACTGCTGAGTTTATTGTATTAGTTAAAGATGTTGTGTTAATAACATTTATATTAGAAGTGTTTGTTGTATTTTGTGCAACGACTGGGGAAAGGCTTTGATTTAATTGCGTAATAGTTGCATTTGCTGCATCTACTGCTGCTTGAACTGTTCCTGTATTTGGATCTACATATGGAGTAAATGTTGAACCCTGACCTATTTGTCCAGAAAATCCAGTTCCAGAATTTGTATCTGTAATTTGTGTTATTGCCCCATTATAAGTTTCTCTATAATTAAATCTTGCACCATTTGGTATTGGCCCAACAGCAGTTACATTTGCCATCCAGGCACCATCATTTGGATTTACATCAGCATTAAACCTTACTTGAACCATTTGAGTAGAAGCATCTTGTTGTGGAAATGGTCTTAAATCCCAAGCAATATCTAGACTTGTTCCAGTAGTTGAATATGTAATTCCAGTTCCTGTGCTCCAAGTAGTCCAGTCCCAACCAGCAATAGATACAGAAGGTGCTCCTGGTGTATCCCAGTACACATATCCTTCATTGTTTCCAAATGTTATTGTTGCATTTGATCCAACAAATACATTATTGTAAACAGTGCCACCCATTTGCATTCCGAATGGAAGATTCATTTGAACACCAGCATCGTCTACGCCAGCAAGTACATTTGTAGTAGTTCCGATAGTGGCTTGTAAATTATTGACTGCTGTTTGAGCAGCATCAATAGCAAGGTTTGCCTGTGTTAATTCTGTCTGTGCAGTTGCTTGTGCTGTAACTGCTTCTGTTTTTGCTGCAACGGCTTCAGATATTGCTGTCTGAGCCTGAGTTATTTGTGTTGCTATATTATTTATAGCGGTAGTTGCAGTAGTTACTGTAGCTTTTGCATCTTGAACTACCTGAGAACTTTGATCTATTGGTGTAGCAGATAGGTCAACACTGCTAACAGTATTAATAGCAGACTGCACATTATTTATTTCTGCATTAGCTAAAGATATTTTTGATGCTATCTCTGTAGTTACAGACTGGGCTTGTGAATATTCGGTTTGTGCCTGAACTATTTCTGTTGCTGCTGTTGTAGTTGAGTCTATTGCCTGCTGAACTTCTGTAGTCGCTACCCCAAGTGCTGTGTTAACTGCTTGTTGTGCAGGGCTTACTACTACTTGCTCCTGTCCAGAATCTCCTGTTGCATGTGCATAATTTGGTACAGAAAATGATAGCCAGCCCAATACAATTAGGCTGAATAATAAAAGTTTAGCTTTTCTAGTCAATTAAGACTCTCCTAGTTTACATAAATTATTTATGTAATCTAGTAATTATAGCATGAGAGTTTAATTAATTTAAGTTAGTTGACTACTTAGGATTGTCTGTTTTATAGAATCCAGAGCCGTTAAACTGTATCCCGAATGTTCCGTAGTGTCTTATCATTGATGACCCACAACTAACGCAACCATACTCTGGTTCAATGTCTGAAATACTTCTTTCAAATTGTACTATGTCCTCTGGAGAACAACTACATTTGTATTCATATATAGGCATTACTTACCGCTCTTTTTTCTCTTCTCTGCTAAGGCTGTAAAATCTTTAACCTTAGTTTCTCCCATGTAGCCCCATGCATATCCATCATCAATCATTTTTTGATTTATTGAAATGCTAGCTCCATCTAAAAATACCCATCCTAAAATTCTTCCATACTTTTCTGAACTATCCATCTTTTCTGTTTTAATAACTACAGTCTTTGCTGAATCAATTGCATTTTTTAGATATGCTTTAGATTCAAGTCCCAATGCTTTTTCCATCTTGTCAGTCGTACGGCTTTCTGGAGTATCAATTCCAGCTAATCTTACTCTTGAACTAAAAGAGATATCAAATCCAAGATCTATGTCAACATCGATTGTATCTCCGTCCACAACCTTGCTTACCTTTTTTACATAGTATTCAAACACGATTCTCCTTAGTATTAATGAGCAGTTTCTGGACGTGCTCAGGTCCATCCTGCGGGTAGCGGCCCGCATAAAGTCTGCGACTCCCCAGTGACGGGGTGCAGATTTATATTATACTATTTATTTTATTTTGATGGTTTTTGGCTTTTCCTCTTCAGGAACAACACGCTCTAATTTAATTGTAAGCATGCCGTTTAATACCTCAGCACCAGTAACCTCAATATATTCTCCAAGAGCAAATTCTCTTGTGAATTTACGAGCTGCAATACCCTTATGCACGAACTTTGTTTCATCAGAAATATCTTTAATCTCACCCTTTACGGTAAGAGTCTGATCCTTTATGGTGATTCCAAGGTCTTCCTTGGCAAAGCCCGCCACAGCAACTTCGATTAAAAATGTATCTTCGTCGTCTGTTTTAATTACATTATATGGTGGGTATGTTGAGGTTGATGCGTGGCTGTGAACTCTTGTAAGTCTATCTAGTTCACGATTAAAGCCGATAAAAAATGGATCTTTAAAAAGATCCCATGTATATGTTTGTACCATTTTATTCCCCTTTCAAGCGAATAAGTTAATTTAGGACCCCTATGGGCATCCTAATATAATTATATCATATTCTAAAAAATATTAAAAATATATTTTAATTATTTGGTATATCTTTATCTATATCTAATTCAATAAGGCCTAGATTCCTGGCTCTATCATATCCCTCTGGGCTAAGATTTATTGTTGCTTCTAAATCTTCATTATAGTCTACAGATATAAGTCCAGATTCATATAAATCAAGTAGAGCCTTATCCACCCATTCCTTGTGAGATTCCCATAGCTCTGGAGCTATTTCTTTTGCTTTTTCTGAAATGGAATAAATAACTTCTCCATTTTCATCTACGCCTTCCAGCTCTATTGCACCTATCTCTAAGTAATGTTGTAGTTTTTCGTCGTCCTCGTCCATGTGGACCTCTTCCAGTAATTATATTATGCAGCAGTATTATTGAAGACTGCCATCTTCATTTTTATCTATAGTTTGCTCTACAATTTGCTGAACATATTCTGAAAAATGTTTACGCACATTACCTTGAGGCCTTACACCCAAACTTTTCCATATTCTTTTATACTCTACTACATTTGCAAAAGTAGTGGGGCACATTATTGTTCCATTATATTCTTTTAGAACTGTTGGTAGTGGAACATGCTTGCCACAGCATTTGCATTCTTTTGCTCTATCTTGGTATTCGCTCATATTATCATCATTCTTTCCATTGCGTCTTTCAAGTCCGAAGGCATCTTTGGCGCCCTGATCATATTCAATACAGTCTCTTCATCATTTCCATTAGAGTCATTGTCATAACTCATTGATTCGTATGTATGAATTTTAATCTCTCTATCATTTTCCTGTTTAGTTCTACTGATAGAGTTAAATATTGCCCCGCACACAGCGTCTGCAAGGTCTTTCGATCCCTTTCTTGGGTGATCAACTTTATCTCTCATAATCCTTAGCTGTAATAATTCATCGATTAACAATTTAATTGCTGGTCCAGAAACTCTTTCCTCTGCAACTATCATTGCCATATCGTCATAATGTTTTTTAGCAACAGACAGCAACTCTGTATTGATTCCATATTGTTTTAGTTGCTGCATCATATCGTGTGAGTTCCATCTATCAAATGTACAAACTCTAATATTAAATCCACGAGTTTTTAATGACAATATATAATCTTTAACTTCTGTAAAGTCTACCGACTTGTCTGCAGTCGGAGTCCAAAATCTAACTGCGTCGACTTCAACTATTGGTGCTGGTTGAGAGTAATCATTTGTAACCTTTACGTTAACCCAATGATTAACATGTGCCATTGCAACTGCACAGTGGTCATGCTTTTGTGCAAGGTCTACGTGAATAAAATATTCTTTATCTTTTTCTGGCTGAAACCATTCTTCTAGTCTTCCGAATTGATCTACGGCAATATTCATTTTATAAAAAGCTTTTTCTATTTTTTCTCTAGACTTAAAAAATGCATCAACGGCTTCTGGGGGCATGCATGCAAATCTTCCAAGAGCATCTAGAGAGTTTCTATAAAAATCTACCTTGAAGTCTTCTATCTTTTTAGTAGGGTTTATATCCCATGTTGGTCTTTTTATGGCATATGTTTTGGGGTACAGATAAGACTTAATATGGTCTTCTTCCCACTCTACTGTAATCTCATTACCTTCAGTATGGTCTGGAAGGTCTTCATCCATCTTCATTAATATACTTCTAATAACCGTTTCTTTTTCTGCAATTACTGATTCGTAATGAGTTTGAATGTAATCATTTTTAAATCTAGGAAATGACAAAAGAATTACTTTGCCAAAGTCTGGGAAACGAGAAGCTACTGATGCACGATACATGTCATAAATTGCCTCTCCAGTTTTAGCTTGATCATGTCCTGTTGTATTCTCGATTGCAAATCCAGATATTTCATCTAGCACTACAACAATAACGTTATATCCTTCCCAAGACTCTCTTTCTGAGTGACCTGAGTGAACTGTTATGTTTTTATCAAACTTAACTTCCGACGCTTTGGCTTCATACTTCCCAACAAACCAAGGTGATCTATCGATTCTTGTTTTAAATCCTTTAAAGAAAACATTGCTAGCCTGTTGAGCATTTATAGCAACGTTCAAGATATCTATGCTGTCTCCAGGAGGCTTACCATAGTATGTTGCTGGATCCTTTAGGCATAGCAAAAGGTATACTATATACGAAACAGATATTGTTGAGCAGTAATCTTTTCCAGATCCTTTACCCAGTTGTGCAATTACTTCATTACAAGTTTGTTTAAACCTAAGAGATCCTTCATCTTCTCCGAATAATTTTTTTAATGTTGCTTCCTTATATATCTGAGAACTTTTTTCAATTAATTCATATTGTAATTCCGATAGCGGTGGTAGGCCCAAATAGTCTGGACTTGTAACAAAGGTTATAAGGTCTACTGGCCTTTCATCAAACTCTTCGCCATCTAGAATGTCAATTAAATCATTAAAATTAAGATCCACTAGCGTCCTCAATTACAATAGACTCAACGACTCCAGTGATCTGAGATAATCTCTTTGCAACTTCCATCTTACATTTTGGACATTGCGCTGTTACTTCTTTTAAAATTTTTACTAAGACTTCTTGTTTTCTTTCAGACTCTGCTACCTGTGATGCAATTTCTGCATTGTCTAATAGTCCAACTTCCTGAAGCATTCCAATTCTTTTTCCTTCAATGTCTGCGATTAGCTTTAATGCTGTAGCCTTAACATTTAGTTGTCCCGCCTGATCGGCATCCTCTACTGTTTTCCAAGCTTCTTTGATAAGCATTGCATAATGTTGGTCTGCGCCAGTGATTGCTTCCTTAGCACGTTCCCTTGCCGTGTTGTCGTTATGAACTACGTGCTTCCACTCATCAATCAATTCAACTACTTCTTTACGTTGTAGTCCAGTAATTGTCGATATTTGGGTTGGGTTGTTTCCCTTAAGTAGTTCTGAGACTACCTTATTC